ACCCTTATGAACCGTCTGGTTGACTTGGAGCATGAGTTGAAGAAGGTCAATCGGCAGCTCAAAGATGAAGAGAAGTATATCTATCGCATTGACCGTGACCAGATCGTGTTTTGGCTCAGTCAGTTCAAATTCGGAAATATCGAGGACGAGGATTTCAGAAGACACCTCATTGATCTCCTGATTAACTCGGTCACGGTTTGGGACGAGCCTGACGGATATAGAATAACCACGGCTTATAACCTGACTTCCTGTAAAACAAAAACCTACCGAGTAGATAACAACTCAGTAGGTTTGAAAGAGGAAGTGTTCGATTTTGGGGAGCGTTGCCGTACCATTGAGCGCATATCCGAACCCTACATTGTGTGGGGAACGGTGTTCGTTCAAACCAAAAGACACTCCTTACCTTAATCGGTAGGGAGTGTCTTCTTTTATTCTTCGCCGGAATACCCGTTCGCTCTGGCGCATTTCAGCGCACCCAAGATCATCTTGTCCTGAGCCAGTGTTCGTTCTTTCAGCTCATAGAGTGGAGTACGGCGATGATCGTCCCATTCAATGAGTTGCTTTTTGTCGTGAACGACTTGACCCTCATAAAGATTGATAACCTTGTCGAGCGTGATTTCTTTCAGCACTTGCATTTTCTCACCCCTGAGCGTCCTCGTCTGAGGTTTCTTTTGACTTGACCTTAATGCCGTACAGAATGGCGAGTTCGGCAGTCCAAGCCGCAAACCAGCCGACCGTCAATTCCGTGTCAACCGTGTGACCGCAGGCGTTCAAAATTAGAACCACAACAGCATACCAAGTCAGATTGAAGATGGACAAGATCGTGAACTTCGTGCGCTTTCTCATTCTTTTCTTCTTCGGCTTAGGTTGCACTCGTTTACCACCCATAGAAAGCCCTCTCAGCGGCTCAGGAAGCGTTCATGCACAAAGCCAGTATAATTTACCCTCTTGTACGAGAAAGCCACATAGAGCCATTTAACGCCGTTTACAACGGTGTAGTAGCCGTAGTTCTTGACGGGGGTTCCCTTGGGAATTGTCACCAGCACTCTACTGTCCGTCTCGGCAGCGTCACGGACATTCAGACCAGCACCAGCGGTCACGGTGTAAGTGCCTGCCACAGCCTTATTGAAAGACCGTGCGACACCCTTTGCCTTGACTTCGGTGATAGGAACGGGCTTGACCGTTTCGGGCTGTGCGGGAGTCACGGTTTTATCGTAGGTCACATAGGGGAGGTGTCCGTGCTTCTTCCACATACGAGTATTGTACCCGTTCTTTTTTCCGATGTTGCCGACAGCGGTGATCTGCACATTGTTCGCCCAACGAGGGGAACACTCGACCGCAAGGCCGTTTCCAATATACACACCGATGTGTCCCGTAGTCCACACCACTTCGCCTGGGTCAACCTTGTCCCACCCGGAAGCAGTAGCGTCCTTGCACCTCTTAATCATGGTGTCAGCACCCTCGTCAGGTACGCCGTTGGTAGCGTATTTTGCGCCGCCGTAGGACTTGGTTTTATCACCAGCCCAGCCCCATAAAACGGCTTTGATAAGGTTCACACAGTCAAAGCCGAAGGTGTCAGGGGTCGCCGCCATAATCATAGAGGTACGAGCTGCCGCCATATTGTAGGGGTGGTTCTTGATATACCGAGACTTGTTTGTGTCGGTCAGCGGCGCACCAAAGCACCCCATGACATACAGGGTCTTATAGTGCTTGGCAATATCAATGACCTTGGCGACCAATTCACTTGATTTCATCATAGCTCTTGTCCTCCTTGGTAGCGTCCAAAATGGCCTTGAACTTCGTAAATGCTTCTGCGATGTACTTGCAGGACACCATGAGTACCGCACCAATAATCACCAAATTGCTGAAAATATCCACATACTCAGTCGGAATTTCCCACCCGACCATATCCGCAAACAGCGGCAGCGTGGTAATAGCCACACACAGCAGGGTCAGGCCGCAGACAAAAGCGGTGATCTTCAAGCCGGAGTTTATCAGCTTTTCCTTGCTGAACGGTTCTAGCAGGACTTTGATGTTGTAATACAGAGAAAAGGACACATTGGAGAGGTAGGCACACAGAAAAATCAGCATCGCCCAGCCAATGTTCGTCAGGTTGTGCAAAATGGTTTCGAGCATAATTTTTACCTCCAATTTTTAATTTAGGTGAGTTAGGTGAGTAATCGGGCGTTTTTCCTATAAACTCCCTCTTATACACGCATACTAAGAGAAAGTTATAGGGATTTTGACCCGATTACTCACCTTTGTCACCTTACTTTCGGGTCATGCGGGCTTGTGAAAGCCCTCCAAGTCCTCGATACGGTGGTTGATGACCTTGATCTGTTCTTCAACCACAGGAACACGCCTTGCAAAATTGTTGTGTTCCCGCACTTCACGGGTCAGTTCGTTCAACTTGGTTTCGATGACCGCCTGCTGCTTGTCCAGTTTTGCGTCAACCTTGCTGGCAGACTTGCCGGACGAGTAGATGATACCAAGCAGGCTCAGAC